CCCCCTCAGGGGGCTCGAGGCGTTCGCAGCAGCGCTTCATTACCTATCACCCATTCTGCATCACATAACTTAAGGAGATCCTAATGCTCAGGACGAGACGTCGAAGCCCACAGACTAGCGCACCGCGGCTTGTCGGAAAGTACGTTCTTACGCGTACGAACTCGATCAAACCCTCTCGCAACAAAGTTGTGACGAGTGATGCGATCTTGTCTTGTACTGCCGAGGGACTAAAACTTGAAGTCACCACGGATGAGCTACATGGTAAACCGCCCTATCATACGGGCGGACCATTTGTCTCGGCTAAGATCTATCATCCTGATTACGCAGTTTCAGGATACACCATCACTGGCAAGAACATCACTCAGCCAAACAGTACGACCGGGGCCTTTGAGCCCGGCGATGTCTGGACGCGCCAATATGAAGGTGCGATCATGCTCAGCTCAGGCTGGGCACACATGACGTCCGCTCTCCCTCAGGAGAGCGGTGCTGATAAGCGAGTGAGTGATCCCGCTTACGTGATGAATCCTGATGGACTCGGTTCCCTCGGACCAGCGGGTTGGAGTAAACTCCGCCCGAAAGTTGAGAAGGCCGGTCTCGCACAAGCAGTCATCGAACTGCGCGAGGCCCCCAAGATGATCAATGACACCGTGAAATCCGCCTTGACGAAATGGAACTCGCTTCTTGCGAGTCCAAAGTACTTCAAGTACCGGAATCAACGGAAACGTCTTGGTCAGCTTGATGACCTTCGCAAGGCTCCGAAAGACCTTGCGGCTGACTTTCTCAATTACCAGTTCGGCTGGAAGCCTTTTGTTAGAGACGTAGTCAATGTCTGCGACGTGGTTATTAACCTCGAAAAACATATCGAGGACACGGTCAGACGAAACAACGCCTGGCAGAAGCGTTACTGGGAAGAGGAGGTTGTCAGTTCGAGTAGTCTTGTTCATAGCGAGGGTGGCCTCGCGAACTCTCGTATAACCCCCATTCAGGGGTCTGACTGGTGGCAACCCTGGACGACCAATTACAAGGTCTACAGGGAATCAGTGTCACAAGTCTGGTACGAAGGGGTGTTCAAGTTCTACCGTCCTGAATTTGATGCAGGACTTGAGAGCGGTTATCCGGCTTTGCGAAAGGCACGGCAAACCATCTCTTTATTGGGGGGCAACATTACCCCAAAGGTTCTGTACGATGTGATGCCTTATACGTGGCTAGCCGGCTGGTTTAGTAACATTGGAGAGAATCTCCAGATGTTGCAGGACCAGATTTCCGGCCAAGTCGCGGCTAAGTACATGTACGTGATGAAGAAGTCTCACGAGCAATATCGCTACGTCACCTCGTCCCAAGCTTGGGACGGGAAATTTGTGACGTTAGAAGCGCATCGCCGCTTTGAACTTCTCTGTCGCGTGCAGTCAATGGGTGCTCTAGATTTTTCCCTGAAGTCCCCGATTCTTACGGGGACTCAGCTAGCGATCCTGGGCTCGCTTGGTCTTACCCGAGTGTAGCCTTGCCACTTCGCGTGGGGTGGTCCACTGCTCAGATGTCTTGCTATCCATGGTCTTGACGACTCCATGGAGTACATCTGATTTGAACCGTCACTGAAGCTTTAAGGAGACAAGCATGTTCACAGATCCCATTACCCTCATCGTCAACGGTGTCACCAAGACGCTCGCGCGTGTTCGCATGCGCGAGCGTGCGTCCGATTATCAGGACGCTGATCTAACGGTCTTTGAAACGATCTCACATCAGGACCAAAATCCCCCGAAAGGGGAGACGGGTTCCTATGTGAAGTCGCTCATTGGCTTCCGACAGCGAAAACTGGTCTCAGACGTGTTAAACGCGGAGAAGCAAGAGTACAAAACTCTTGGTATCCAAGTTATCGTGCTGCGCCCGGAATACGGGTTTAGTGCGACCGAAGTGAAACACCTTTGGACGGGGATAAAATCCCAGATGAACGACGCGTTCATCGATAAGGTCTTCGGGCAAGAGTCCTGATGACCCTCGACCTCGCGCCTTTGGGTGCACTTACGTTCCATGTAGGATGAGTAGGGTAAAGTCCCCGGTCATTCCGTGGTGCGTTCGTGCGCGTGGGACTGTGAGCCTGTCTGGACATGCCACCTCTGAAAGGAGGCGCAGTGAAAAGCCAGGTTCAAGTTGTCCTTCTAGAGCTGGCGGAGAACGTCTATCGAGACGCTACCGCCCAGGTGTCTGCTGAAGCCTCTGATTTACGTGATCTCAAGACTTTGAGAGCACGAGTCAAAGCAGAGGGCCTATCGTTTCTGACGATTGCCCTCCCTGCATTCGCAAAAGCGGTTGAAAGATCGCTCAGCGATAGCAGGATAGACCCCACGCTGTTCCCCCGTTGGGGGTTCCGCGGAGCAGGCCCGAAGTTTCTCCAGGGGCTGCTCGGGTTAATCTTTGACTATGAGACAGGAGCGTTACGTAATGACGAAGAATCACGACGTATTACCCCCATCGTCGTTGAATCAGTGCGAACCTTCGCACTGCTCTTCAAGAAGGTGGAGATGCCTTGCTCTCCCGCGAGGGAGAGAGAGGCAGTCGAAAACTTTGTCGTCGTTGAGACGATCAACAAAGACTTTGTGCCGACACGTGGACAGAGAGATTCGTTCTCTGCTGTTGCGGATGTGCTTTGGAGTGGCATGTTACGTGGTTTTAATCACAACATGTTGGCTCCTAGGCATGGACCCGGCGCGACTGCCGAGCAGTTTAGTGGAAACGCTAAGCACACTTGGCGGTACTGGACTGAACGTCTTGAGGACGTCTTTCCATTTCTAGGGAACGCCTATCCCTTAGGTGCAGCCCTTGAAGAGGGGACTGACTTCGAGAAAGTCACGTTCTTGCCAGCGGAACTTGAGCGCCCTGTCAGGGTAGTAATGGTTCCGAAGACTTTGAAGAGCCCACGCGTTATCGCGGTTGAGCCCACCCACATGCAGTTTGTGCAGCAGGCCCTTCGGGGTTGGTTGTACAAACGGGTGGAAGACTGGGAACCGACAAAAGGTCACATAAACTTTCGTGACCAGTCGGTGAACCAGGCTCTAGCGTTAGCGTCGTCGAGAAGTGGAGATCTAGCCACTATGGATCTGTCCGATGCATCGGATCGAGTTCCTTGCGAACTCGCCCTTAGCATGTTCGATTCCGCCCCAGAACTTCGGGCATTAATCGAAGCATGTCGCTCGACAGCTGCAGAGTTGCCAGATGGTCGCGTGCTGCGGCCTCTGTACAAATTTGCATCGATGGGTAGTGCTCTCACTTTCCCGGTTGAAGCCATGTACTTTTTCACCATCGTGGTGATGGCTATACTGGGAGAGATGAAACGCCCCTGTACGTGGGCCGGGGTGTTGGAAGCCTCGGCCCGCGTCTTCGTCTATGGGGATGATCTTATAGTCCCCAACGAATACGCAGAAGCGGTTATCCGTTCCCTGCAAGAGTACAATTGCAAGGTGAACATGTCCAAGACATTTTATTCCGGTAACTTCCGGGAGTCTTGTGGCATGGATGCATACGATGGTTTTGACGTCACTCCGGTGTACGTCAGACAGGTGCCTCCGTTTAACCGGAAGCAGGTTAGCTCTCTCATTTCATGGGTGGCCACAGCGCAACAGTTGTACCGAAAGGGCTACTGGAGCGCTTCCAGCTTCATGTATAGCACTGTGGAGCGAGTACTCGGGCCTCTGCCTGAGCTCCCCGATGAGAGTGCTGGTCTGGGACGAATCTCCTTCGGTCCTCCCCTTCTTTCTTCTTCACGAAGATGGAATGCAGATTTGCAGCGCCTTGAGGTCAAGGCGTGGGTGGCCGAGAAAATCGACCGCAGTGACAGTGTCGATGGATTCGCTGCTCTATCCAAGTGCCTCAAGTACGGATCTCTCGAGGTCCAGAAAGAGGAATTTGGCTCTGGTGCGAATGATCTCGGTTGGCCCCACAGTTTGATCACTGTGGAAAGCGACCCGCATCATCTAGAGCGATCTTCAGTGCGCGGCGCACTCACACTTAAACGCCGCTGGGTCCCGGCACGATAGCCGGGGAAACGCTGCTTAGCAGCACGGG